GCCCCTCTCTGCAAATCGTGCCCTACGTTATCTTGCAGAGCGTGGAATAACAAGGTCGGACATACAACGATGGAAGATCGGCTTTTGCTATGATGGCGAGTACGGGGGCAGAATCATTGTGCCCTCATTTGGCATGTCAGGTTACCCCAACTACTTTATTGCGCGTTCTTACGTCGGGCATGGAATGAAATACAAAAATCCACGATCATCTAAGAACGTGGTGTTTAATGATCTATTTACCAATTGGAACGACGACCTTGTAATTGTCGAAGGAGTATTTGATGCAATTAACGCAGGAAACGCTGTGCCTATCTTGGGGTCTACATTACGCACCGACTCCGACCTACTACGAAAGATTGTACGAAATGACACCCCGTGCTACATCGCCCTCGATCCTGACGCGGCTAACAAAGAACGCCGCATCATTCAGACGCTTTTGCGCTACGATGTGGAACTCTACAAGATCGATGTGAGCGGCTATGATGACGTGGGCGAGATGCCATCAAGTGTCTTCGAGGAACGAAAATCAATTGCAACGCCCATTGACAGAGACAATTACGTCCTGCTTGACTTACTGTCAGCAGTTTAGGAGGTAACGTGAGTGAAGATGTTAAAAACTACATTAACAATGTTTTAGATGAACGCCGCCAAGAGTTTGGCGGCAAAGCTGTGTGCCCTTTTGCAGCACCTGAGCTTAAAGCAAATAGGCTTATGGTTGCCGAAGTTGGTGACAAAAGCCTGCTAGAACTTATTGATGAACTCGCCACTTCGGACTATGAAAGTGCCCTCTTTATAATCAAAAAAGATATACCAGCAGAACAAACAAAAAAATTCCAACACTTTGTTAACAGGTTACTAAGACAAAGAGGTCTCAAAGATTACAAAAACATTTGCTTCAACCCAAATGATGATGTAGACATTGACGGATACAACCCGCGCTCTTTATCGCCACATTTCATGGTGAACATAGCAGACAAGAAAATCTTGTCAAAAGCACACCGTGCCCTTAAGAAGACAAATTACTACGATAAGTTGCCAGACAAGTATAGAAAGTTTCTTAATCTTAAAGATAAGTAAACTATTTATTGCAAGTTTACGAGGACACCACCAATGAAGCACACCTTTGCAAGACAAAAAGTAAGGCAAATTATTCTTGAAGAGCTTCAAGCAGACCTTTTGATTGAAAGCACCGCCAACCAAATTCTTGAAGAGGGTGTTCTCGATGCTGTAAAGAATCTAAAAAGCAAATTCTTTCCGAACAAAAGTGACGAAGAAGTTCAAGATGAATTGGACGAAATAGGAAAAAACCCAGAAACACTTAACACGATGCCTAGAACTAAAAGAATTGGAATTCTATTTTTGGCTGGAATGTTGGGTGGATTTCTAACTCAAGGTGGCTTTGACTATGAGGCTCTTAGTTCTGCGTCGGCTGCTGATGCTCGAAGAATAGCATCTTCGGTAGACGCCGCTTCTCAGAAGTCGCGAGATGTTCAAAACTTTATGCAAATGGCGTCTGCTGAAACTGAGAGCGGTTCCGCTTCAACCCCAGAACAAGTAGACGCGGCAATTAAGCGAATTGTTAGAGACTACATGCAGTCCATAGAGGCTGCTCCCATTTCTCCCGGTCGCGGAATCTTTATTGGTGGAGATGTAAGAAAAGGACCTTTGAAGGGTTTTGCTTATGTCCCTGCTTCTTCGATTCCAGATGATGAAATCATGCCTTTTATGGGCATCTCAAAGAAAGACTACGAAACCCTATTGAGGGCGACATTTTTAAGCGGCGCCGGCGGCGACCAAAGATTAGAGGATCTCGTCATGGGGCAAGGCAAGAAAGGCTCGTCAGGCTTCTGGGCTTATGACAATGTCAAACTCTTTCAGGGTTTCCAAGAGGACTCTTCTTATGCCATGCTGCCCCTTGAATGGTCTGTTGCTTACGGGCTTTTGAACAAAAGAAAGAGCAAGGGTCGCCTATAGCCACTTGACAAAATGCCCTGCCTGTGTTATGTTACAAACATAGGAGGCATCAATGCTCAAGTTTTGTTTTAACGCTTTGGCAGACGGCATCGTTATGTACGCTGGCTGGCTTGTGGGCATTGCTCTCTATAATTTTTGTTTCTAAACTGGAGGTAATGATGACAAATGTACTTAAGGCGTGCTTCGCTCTCGCTGTTTTCATCGGGTTTTACTTTCTTGGCTATGTGACGATGCTGCTTGTGCATACACACTTCGTTCGACCCGACTTGCCAGAACAAACCTTGAGCATTGAAGAATTGTCCGCTGCATTTGCAGAACAGCACCCTGGTGCCACACCTTGGGAAACTTGCGAGCAGGAGGCACCTTGAAAATAGCTCACATTGCTGATACTCACATTAAGAATCTGAAGTATCACGAAGACTACCGCGCCTGCTTTGAGCAGATGTATAAAGTCTTGCGAGAGCAAGATGTAGATTGCATTGTTCACTGCGGCGACATTGCTCACACAAAGACGCAGATCTCTCCAGAATTTGTAGAGATGGCATCAGATTTTTTTAGTAATCTCGCAGACATTGCTACGACGTTTATTATTCTTGGCAACCACGATGGTAACTTGAAGAATAGCAACCGGCAAGATGCTATTACGCCCATTGTGCAGGCTATTGATAGCCCCAACATTCGTCTTCTAAAGAACTCAGGCGAAACACCTATAGCAAACAGCAGCATAACACTAAACGTGTTGTCAGTTTTTGATCGAGATAATTGGATTCAACCAACTGATCCCGATAAGGTGAACATCGCGCTCTATCACGGTGCTATCTCCAACTGTCAGACTGACGCCGGTTGGACGATGGTTCACGGTGAAGACGAGGTTTCTATCTTTGAGTCATTTGATTACGCCATGCTTGGAGACATTCACAAGCGACAGTTCTTGGATGACGAGAAGAGAGTCTATTATCCTGGCTCTACTATCCAGCAAAACCACGGAGAAAGCAACGATAAGGGCTTCTCTATCTGGACTATCGACGGCAAGAATGATTGGGACATCGAGCATTTCACGCTACAGAATCCTCGTCCGTTTATCACGCTAGAGCTAACACGCACAGGTAAGGTACCCCGCTCTGCGTCTGTCCCAGCAAATGCCCGTCTCCGAATCGTTAGCGACAACAACTTATCCCTTGATGTGATGAGGAAGGCAGTTGATGTAGCCCGGCACAAGTTCGGACCAGAGTCCATCTCGTTCCTGAATAGATCTGCTGGTAAGCGTGGTAACGTCGAAGAGATTGCCGATGGCTTGGGGGCTCAGAATCTACGAGATCCCGAGATTCAGCAGGAGCTAATCTCAGAGTACCTCAAAGACTACCAAATCAAGCCAGCGGCTTTGACTGCCATCTACAAGCTAAACTCGAAATACAATCAAGAAGTAGAAGCAAAAGAGGATGTAAGCCGTAATGTCAACTGGGAGTTGATAAACTTCGAGTGGTCCAATCTGTTTAATTACGGAGAGAGCAATTCTGTTGACTTTCGAAACATAAATGGAATTACCGGCATCTTTGGAAAAAACTTCTCTGGCAAGTCTTCTATTATTGATGCCATCTTGTTCACGATCTTCGGCACGACCAGCAAGAACGAGCGCAAGAATGTGAACGTTGTAAACCAGAATCGTAATTGTGGCGAAGGCACAGCAACGATTGCGATTGGCGACAAGAGCTATACAATCCACCGTAAGGTGGAGAAGTACGAAAAGAAGTCGAGAGGCGAGGTAACAATCGAAGCCAAAACTTACCTTGACTTTTCCGTTTACGATAAGATCTTGAACGAGGCGACCTCCTTAAATGGAACCACTCGCAACCAGACAGATGCAAACATTCGTAAGCACTTTGGCACGATCGATGATTTCCTCATCTCGTCCATGTCTTCGCAGCATGGCGCCTTAGCATTTATTAACGAGGGCTCAACCAAGCGGAAAGAGATCATTGCTAAATTCCTAGACCTTCAGTTCTTTGACAAGAAGTTCAAGCTCGCCAAGGGCGACGCTCAGGATTCCAAGGCTCTGATTAAAAAGCTACAGGGTCGAGACTACAACAAAGAAATTCAAGAAGCCATGGACGCCGTTGCAGAGCACAAAGCAGAGATTCTCAAGTCAGAGACAAACAACCTAAAGCTACAGAAAAAGCTGACCTTTGTAAACGATCACATCCACGGGCTTGCCAATAAAATCTCTAACATCCCAACAGATGTGATTGACATCCACGAGGTTCAGTCCGAGATCAAAAAGACAAAAAATAAAATAATTTCTTTGTCCGATTCTATCATTGATGATGGCAACGCACTACATAGAGAGAGGGCACGCTTTGTAAAAATCTCTAATCTTCTACAAACATTAGATTACGAGACTCTTACTGGTTCCCTTGTAAGTATTGAAGAAGCCGAGAGGAATCTTCAAGCACATACCCAGAAATTAGAGGTTGCATCCGACAAAAAGAAGTTATTAGAAGACATCCCCTGTGGGACAGCTTACCCTGCTTGTAAGTTCATTCGCGATGCCCATGTGGCAACGGCTATTATTCCTGAAACGGAATCCAAGATTGATGAACTACAGAACACGCTCTCCAGCTTGAATCCTCAAATTGTGAGAGATCATCTGGACAAGTATCACAAGCTTGAAAGAAAGCAAAACGAAACTGAGAGTCTTATAAAAGACCTTCAGTTGGGTATTGAGCGCAGAAAGTCTGCTCTTGATAGGCACAACACCTTGATAGAGGAGCTTGCACAAAAGCAGGCTTCCTATAACGACAACAAAGAAGCAATTGAAAATCTAGAAAAACTATTAAAGGAGAAAGAAGTTTATGCCCAACAAGCGAAATTCATTGAAGAACAAGCTAAGTCGTCTAGCCAGAAGAAGATTGATCTTTACAAATCTCTCGGCTCAGAAGAACAGCGAATCGAAGACCTCGAAGAAAGAAGATTAGAATTTGAAACAATCCAAGCGGAATACTCATCGTATGATCTTTTCTTGCGATGTATGCACCCGAATGGGATTGCTTACGACATCATTAAGCAGAAGTTGCCTGTAATCAACGAAGAGATTGTAAAGATTCTATCGAACGTTGTAGATTTTGAAATCTTTTTCGAGACTACGGGTAACAAGTTTGAAATTTTTATCAAGCACCCAAAGCACGAGGCGCGACCTATTGAGATGGCGTCTGGTGCCGAGAAGACTATGGCTGCTATGGCTATTCGTCTTGCCCTGCTGTCTGTTTCTTCTCTGCCCAAGAGCGACCTGTTCATCTTGGACGAGCCTGGAACTGCTTTGGACGAAGAGAATATGGCAGGATTTATTCGGATCTTGGAACTAATTAAAGTGTATTTCAAGAACGTCTTGCTTATCTCTCACCTTGATTCTCTCAAAGATTGTGTAGACATGCAGATTGTGATTGAGAAAAACAACGGCTATGCCAAGGTAAACCAATAATGAAAATCACAAAAGACAAACTAAAACAGATTATCAAAGAAGAGCTTGAAAGCGTTTTGGTAAAAGAATATGGATACGACCCATATGCGAGCTTCGCGACGGACAACCGCTCAGAAGAAGAAAAAGCAGCAGCAACTGAGAGATACAGGCAATCACAAAGAGAAAAAGCCGCTAAAGCAAAGTTGGATGTTAAGTGTAAAGAAATCCGTGCTAAAGTTGATCAGTTAAACCAAGAATACAGCGGAGGAGGAGGACAGCAGCAAACAATGGGTCAATTTGATCAACGTCTTGCTGGTAAAATGGATGAGATAATCTTGGCTAATCCTAAATGCTTTGCAGGTGCAGTCCTCGCCGCTGCGCAAAAGCGTTCACAATAAGGAAAAACAATAATGAAAATCACAAAAGACAAACTAAAACAGATTATTAAAGAAGAGCTTGATGCAGTTATTCAAGAAATGGATGCCGATCCTATGATGCGTGTAGCAGAGAAGATGGGCGTTTCCGTAGAAGAATTGGAAGCAATTCTTTCTGCCGAAGGGCTATCTATCGTTTCCGACGCTGCCGCATCAATGTCAGATGATGAGAGAGATGATTATCTGTCAGCACACGGCGCTCACAAATCACGACGCACCAGCACCGGACCAGTTATTGATGGTCGCACAGGCTCTCTAGCCCAAAAAGAATAGGATAAACAATGAGTAACGACGACGAGTTTGGTTTCTTGCCTCCAGCAGAAGCGCCCCCATCATTCAACCAAGAAAAAGACCACTTCCACGAAGAAGTAGAAGCGGAAGACTTTGGTATGGTTGAGGACTTTGGGTTACAGATGGAGTATTCCGATGAGGACATGCTACCTGAAAACACGGCGCCATCATCTATAAACATAGGTTTTGTTGGCGTTGGCGGCGGTGGCAATAAGATGGCGAACGCCATGATTGAGTTGGGCTTCAACAAGACCCTACTCGTCAACAGCACAGGCAAAGACATTCCTAAGAACGTCGAAGAAGAGCACGTTGTGCTCATCCCTGATAGCGACGGCATCGGAAAGAACATCACCTATGGTAAAGAAGTGTTGTCACAGAACGGCGCCGTCGTAGAAGATGCTCTCCGAATTAAGTTTGGCAAGGTTGACTGGCTGTTTGTTTTTGCAGGCGGTGGCGGTGGCACAGGCTCTTCTGTTGTTGCTCTCCAGCCTGTCTTTGAACGCTACCTACAATCTGTTCAGGCAAGCGGCAAGGTCGTTTACATTGTCTCTTGGCCAACAGCACAAGAAAATTTAAACCCAACGATAGCCCGCAATGCCCTATCACTTGCTAATGATGTCACGCCTTATCCACACATCATTCTAGATAACGAGAGAGCCACGCGCCTGCTGCGCGGTCGCATAGGAATGCTAGGAATGTATCCAGTTGCAAACACACAGTTTGCCAAGTCATTCGCACAAATCCTAAAGCTATCTACCGAAGACTCCCCGATTCAGTCATTTGATTCTAAAGACTTGGAGACCTGCTTCAGCAAGGATGGTCGCGCCTTTATCGGCTCTACAATGATCAAAGACCCCAACACTGGCAAGCTCGGCACAACCATCATGCATAACTGCATGAACCGCTCTGCTTGTCCTCCACCCAAGGGCAAGGCGGCAGCAGGATCACTTATCCTCGTAGCAAGTGAAGAGATGGTTGCTGACCCCCGCGTGTCTAAGCACCTTGAGTCCGCAATTGCTTATGTTGGCGGTCGCTGCGAAACACTTTTCTCTGGCGTTTATGTCAGAAAGAATGTCCCCGGATTGATTGCAATACTATCTATGAATGGGATCGAAAAAGGAAAATAAAATGAAAAAACTATTTGAAAACTTTAGAGAAGCAATGCACGAAGAAGCGGATCAAGAGGTTCAAGTGCCCGGCTACGGCAGAATGATGCTCAGCCAGATCAAGAGAAAACTAGCCGAAATGCTAAGAGAAGCCGCCGAGGACGCCGCTACAGATCCTCCGTCCTACTCGCATCTTAATAACGGAGTCATTCAGGCTCTACATCAAGCAATAAAGGACAATCAATAAATGAATTTACTACAAACACTATGGGGCTGGTTAGCCAGCCTATTTGGAAAAAACCCAGCCGCTGCATTGCCGCCCACAGAATCAGAGGGTGAGTGCTGCGACGAAGAATGTGAGCCAGAAGAAGATTGTTGCGATCATAGAGAATGTGAATAAATGAAGATAACCAAAGCCAAACTAAAGCAAATCATCAAAGAAGAGCTTGAAGTAGTCCTCACGAATGAAGAGGTTGAGGAGATGTTTGGCGAAGATGTTCGCGCCCAAGTAGAAGAATCGGAACAGTTCAGAGACCAGCAGAAGATGGACAGAGCCCAGTCAGTCGCAGGACAGCAGATGTCTTTTGAGCAATGGGTGTCTGTCGTGTTCAAAATGGGTTACGAGATTGATGATAGTTCTCCCAATCCTTACGATGCTTGGATGGGTGGCCAATCACCAGACGAATATGCGCGAAAAAGAAAGGGCGGCAAATAAATGCCATTTATGAGAGACGGGAAATGTGTTTACAAAAAAAACAAAGATGGCTCTCGTGGCAAAAAAGAGGGGTGCTCTGATTCGGTAGAAAAAGCCAAAGACTATTTAAAAGCGTTATATGCGAATGTAGATGACGCCACAAAAAAGGAAAACAAAACTATGAAAATCAAGAAGTCACAGCTAATCGCCTTAATCAAAGAAGAGATTATGGCTGAGGCAGAGATGTTCCAAATGTCCGACGACGACCTGAGAGACCTTAGTGTCCCAGATCCACAAGAATACAAAGACGCAGATCGGGTCTTTAACATGGTTATGGAAGATTTCGAAAAGATGATCGAAGATGACCTGCTAGACATAATCAAAGAGATTATGTTCCAAGAGTACCACCAGACCCCCGAAGCAGTAGCAGAAGAAGCTATGAACGTTTTGATCCAAAAGCTTAGAACAAACCCTATGATGGAAGAGGCAGAGCTACAAGAAGGCATCACCGACCCAGCTACGCAGCAGTTGGTGATTGATGTGGCTGCTAAGTTGGCACCACTGGTCGCTGGTGTAGGTTTACCTGTTTTGATTAAGGCTGTTTATGATGAGCTAAGAGATCCAAGAAACAAGAGAAAGAGAGGTGACAAGTGATGAGCAAAGAGCAGAAACAAGCACTACTCGACAGCGGCATACAAAAGCTTACATCCCGCAAGCTACTCGTGTGGCTCACTGCCACAGGTCTTATGGCTTGGGGCGGACTAGAATCGGCAGACTGGGTTATTATCTCTGGTCTTTATCTCGGTGGTCAATCTGTGATTGACGCTATTGTAAAGCTTAAGGGACTTGAGTGAAGCAAAAGATTCTAGCATTCTGCTTAAGACACTGGAAGGAGATCGGGCTTGTCCTGCTCCTTCTTGTTGTGTTTGGTAAAAGCCGCTATGATGTGCGCAACATTATCAAGGCACACGAAATTTCACAGCAATCACTAAAGACACAGATAGAAGAACTACAGGGCATCCACGCCGAAGAATTACAGCAGCGTGATGAAGCTCTTGAAGAATACAGAATAAGAAATGAAAAGCTTGAGATGCGCTATCAAGATGCCCTGATTGATTTGTCAAATGAGATTGACAAAAAGAAGGAGCGTGTTATAAGAAACTACAGGGAAGATAAAGAAGCCCTTATAGTTCAGATAGAAGACATCTACGGATTCACCTATGTTCCTTAATTTATTATTTATGATCTCGACTGCTGGCGCAAGCCCAGAGTTTTCTATTGTTGATGAAGGAGCCCCGTCTCCCATAGAGGGCGTTGTCTTCAACCCCGAGGCTTTGTCCGAGGTTCTTACAGCACCACAGCGCGTGAAAGAAGAGTGCGAGATCGAATGGACAAGAACACTTGAAATAAAACAAAATGATTTTACTCTTGAGTTGGAGCAACAAGTAATAAGATACAACTCCCTCAATAGAAAACACAACTTGATGATAATAGAAAAAGACACCGAGATTGTAGAACTACAGAAGATCGTGAAGAAGCAAGCACCAGCCTATAAATGGATGTGGTTTGTAGGCGGCGTAGCTCTCGGTGGCGCAACTTACTATGGAATCCAACAGGCGGTTAAATGAGTAATGACCCAGACTACATTGTTAAAGTAGAGCAGGCTATCGCCAAGAAGTATGGTGAAGAAGCCATTCAAAATCCCAAAGCAGATTGGGATGAAGAAAAGGAAAAAGTCTATCTTGAACAGATGCGAGATCTCTACAAGAAACAAAAGAAAAATGATGAAGCCAACGACAAAGTAGAACTAAATGGAATAAAGGTTTCAAGAAAACTACTTAATAGAGAATCCAAAACAGGATGCCCTGTTTGTGGTGCCTTCTCACAATCTACCCGCGATGATGTGTCCCTTGTAAAGTTTAATTGCTGTTACAAGTGTTACATCAAATGGGTAGAAGGAAGAGAAGAACGTTGGCAAAAAGGATGGCGACCAAATGAAAGCTGAAGAATTACGGGCTTTAATCAGAGAAGTTCTTGCGGAGCAAGACGATAAGATGAAGTTAACCGGCTCGAAAACACCCCAAGCCCTTAAGGCAGAAATTCTTGACACGATCAAGAACATTGATTTAAATGTAATAAAATCACAAGAGTTGATGTTTCTTAATCAAATGATTGACAAGATGTTTCAGATGGCTGCGGAGCGCGATCTTGTCAGAGGCAAGACTGTCATTCAAAGAGGGTTCGAGCTTATGAACAAGGGTATACCGAAAGAAGAGCCAGAGCAAACCAATGAAGGTCACCAAATGATAGGCGGCATAGAAGATGATGGTCACGAAGTGGAGATGGCTCTTTCTGATTTACACAAACTGGAGAAATACGCCCCACAGGTCTCCCAACTTGCTTCACAATATTCTGACCTCCCTGGCTGGGTTCAATCAAAGATTACTCTCGCTGCTGACTATTTAGGGAAAGTCTACCACTATTTAGATGGCAAGCACAATAAAGGAATGGAATAATGGCTACAGTTTACGAAATCGTTCAGGGCTTATCACAAGCCGCAGCAAACGCCTACGACGGCGCAATGACTGAAGATGGCGAGCCCATCAAAGCAGGACTAAAGAGAGAAGAGGGCGACCCGCTAATCGATAAGCGAGTGATGGATGGCTTCAATGTTAAGTTCCATGGCAACATAATGCGTCTTTCTTACATGTCAGAGGTAACTCTTAAAGAGGTTTACGCTAACGGTTTCGAGTCTGATGTTGAATCACAGATGGCTGAGATTGTCAAGTTTCTTAAGAAGGAAGCCCGCAAGATTACTGGCTCTACTGTCAAGCTTACCAAAGAAGGCGAAATCGACATTCGCGTTGAGAACTCTTCAAGAGTTCGCTCCTGGGTTACAGCCGTTATGGAGTACAAAGTTGGCGGCATGGAAGAGGTTTCCGTTGTCGGCGAAGCAACCGAAGACAAGCTCGCCGCCGGGTGGCAAAAGTTTATGTCCCAGGGCGGTCTTGGAACACGCCCCCCTAACGATAAGAGACCGGCAAACTCTGGCAAGAAAGAATAAAGAAAGATGAATGCCAAGATTAACGAAAAAGCAAATACTCAAAGAAGTCGTTAAGTGTGGTAAGGATCCTTCCTACTTCCTAAAAAACTATGCCCGCATCTCTCACCCGATGCATGGGCTTATGTTGTTTAAGACCTACGATTATCAGGATGTCTTACTAAACGAATTTAACGACTATCGCTTTAACATTATCAATAAAGGTCGCCAGCTAGGAATCTCAACGATTACGGCTGGCTACATTGTTTGGATGATGTTGTTTCACAGAGACAAAGCCATCCTTGTTATGGCTACCAAGTTTGAAACAGCAGGCAACTTGGTTCGCAAAGTCAAAAACATAATGAAGAACCTTCCTGACTGGATCAGGATTGCTAGCATCACCACCGACAACCGCACATCTTTTGAGTTGTCCAATGGTTCTTCAATCAAGGCTGCCTCAACATCGGGCGACGCTGGTCGCTCTGAGGCTCTGTCCCTGCTTGTTCTTGATGAGGCAGCACACATTGAGGGTCTAGAAGATCTCTGGACTGGTCTCTACCCAACGCTATCTACTGGTGGTCGCTGCATTGCAATTTCGACACCAAATGGTGTTGGCAACTGGTTCCACAAAACTTGCGTAGGTGCCGAGAGCAATGATAATAATTTCAAACTCACGACACTTATGTGGGACGTTCACCCGGAAAGAGATGAAGAATGGTTTAAGAAAGAAACCAAGAACATGTCCAAAAGACAAATCGCACAGGAGTTGGAGTGCAACTTCAATACTTCAGGCGAGACAGTTGTCGATCCATCAGCGATTGAATGGATGATGTCCATGGTAAAAGAGCCAAAGCATAGAACTGGCTTTGATAGAAACTTTTGGATTTGGGAAGAGCACGATCCAACCTGCAATTATCTTATCGCTGCTGACGTTGCAAGAGGCGACGGTGCTGATAGCTCCACATTTCACATTTTAAAATTAGAAACGATGGAGATCATTGGAGAGTATCAGGGCAAACCTACACCCGATCTTTATGCCAACATGCTCAATCAGGTTGGACGAGAGTTCGGCAATGCCATGATGGTAGTTGAGAATAATTCAATCGGTTACACCGTCATAGACAAACTTATAGAGTATGCTTATCCTAATCTTTATTATTCCATTAAGTCTACACATGAATACATCGACCAGCACCTAGGGGAACACCGCACCGGAACTATCGCGGGCTTCTCTACAACAAGCAAGACTAGACCCCTCATTGTTGCTAAGTTAGAAGAGTTTATAAGAAACAAACTAATTAAAACGTATTCTTCACGTTTGGCAAATGAATTTAGAACATTTATTTGGAACAACGGGAAGCCACAAGCAATGCGAGGGTATAACGATGACTTGGTGATGGCTCTTGCGATTTGTTGCTGGGTCAGAGACACGGCAATCCAGTCGAATTCCAGAGACCTTAATTACCAAAAAGCTTTTGTTGACGCTATTATGACTTCCAAAACCACCTTGAACACCCAGATAAGGGGACAAATTGGCTACACAGGAGAAGATCAAACTAGTAAAATGAACGAAGCAAAAAATCTATATTCCCAATATATGTGGATAATAAAGTGAGAAACTAAATGGCACAAAGAAATCCAAAGCAAGGCAAGAATCCAGCAAACAGAGGCTCCCAATTATTTCAGTCTCTTACACGGCTATTTTCGGGACCTATCATTAGCTATCGATCAGAGTCTGGTCGCAAAATTCGTAGACAACATCTTGATAAGTATTCTACAAAATTTAAATCTGCTTCCGGGCAGCAGTTCAAAAAACAAAGTTATAACCCACTGGACACAATTGCAGCAAATGCCATTGCAAACCAAAGGCGTTCAGAGCGCTACATCGACTTTGATCAAATGGAATACACCCCAGAGTTAGCCTCCGCTCTTGACATTTATGCAGACGAGATGACTACATTCTCTGCTCTATCTCCGATGTTAAATATCAAATGTCGCAATGAAGAAATCAAAGCAGTTCTGAATATTTTGTACCATAATGTGATGAGCATCGAGCACAATCTTTTTGGCTGGTGTCGTACGATGTGCAAGTATGGCGATTTCATTTTATATCTTGACATCGACGATAAAATTGGAATCCAATCAACAATTGCTATTCCTCTGCAAGAAATTGAAAGACTTGAAGGTCTAGATGCCACAAATCCGAATTATGTACAATATCAGTGGAACTCTGCTGGAATGACTTTCGAGAACTGGCAGATTGCTCACTTCCGCATTCTTGGCAACGATAAATATTCCCCTTATGGGACCTCTGTTCTTGAGCCAGCCCGACGCATTTGGCGTCAACTAACGCTCATGGAAGACGCGATGATGGCTTACCGCATTGTTCGCTCTTCTGAGCGAAAGGTTTTCAAGATTGATGTGGGCGCTGTCCCACCGCAGGAAGTGGAACAATTTATGCAGAACATTGTAACTAAGCTTAAGCGCCACACGATCGTTGATAAAGACACCGGACGCATCGACCTACGTTACAATCCGATGTCTATCGAAGAAGACTATTACATCCCAGTTCGTGCTGGGTCTGTGACCGACATTCAAAGCCTTGCAGGTGGGCAAAACACAACTGCAATTGACGATGTCAAATACCTTCGTGACAAGCTCTTTTCAGCGATAAAGATTCCACAGGCTTATCTAACGATGGGCGAAGGAGCGCAGGAAGATAAGACCACGCTTGCGACCAAAGACATTCGTTTCGCTCGCACCATTCAAAGATTGCAACGCTCTGTGCTTCATGAACTAGAGAAGATTGGAATTGTCCATCTCTACACTCTTGGCTACAGAGGCGAGGATCTTATAAACTTCAAGCTTGCTCTTAACAACCCAAGCAAGATTGCAGAGCTACAAGAACTCGAACACTGGAAGACCAAGTTTGATATTGCTGCGTCCGCAACAGAAGGCTTCTTTTCTCGTCGCTGGGTTGCCGATAACATCTTTGGCATGTCCCACGAAGAGTTCCTTCGCAACCAGCGCGAAATGTTCTATGATCGCAAACACGATACAGCACTTGAAAGTGTTGCCGAAGCAGCCGCAGGCGGTGGCGAAGGTGGTGGTGACGCCGGAGGTCTTGACCTTGGCGGTGGCGACGAGGGCGGCTTAGATCTTGGTGGCGATGAAGGAGGCGGTGATCTAGACCTCGGTGGCGATGAGGGCGGTGGTGATGAAGGTGGGGGTGACGAAAGCGCACTTCTAGCAGAGCCTCCGGGTTCTCGCAACTCTCCGCGCCTAGCCAAGTCACTTGGCAAGCGCGCAAGAACAGGAGACAAATACACAACCAAGGGCGCAAAGGGTAAAGTTTACCAAAAGGTAGCAACTGACAAAAGACCACAAGGTGCTAGAACTCGCAATTATGCAAGCGTCCCAACGCCCGAAATGAACACCTATCGAACGAACAATCTTGGTGCTTCAGAGCTAAGATCACTATCAAGAGGCATTTATGAAGAGCAAGACCCTAATTACTTGCGAGACCAAGAGGAAGAGCAATCTCTTCTAGAGGTCGATAGTTCAGTTAAAATGCTTATTGAAAGTCTAGAAATAAAGACAACGGAGAACGATAATGAAGAATAAACACAACAAGAAGCGCAACACAGCCTTTGTTTTCGAGGCTTTGGCTCGCGAAGCCACTGTTGCTATCATAAAGGGAGACAACGAAAGAAAAGAAAAAGTTGTCTCTATTGTGCGCAAGCACTTCACTAACGACTCGTTGTTGAAGAAAGATCTTGAATGCTACCGCTCACTCTATGAAAACCAAAATCTAGATGAGCCAACTAGCAAGAAAATCATGGAAGCCGCGTTGGCAGCTAAGCGCCTTATTGATCCAGATGGATTGTTCAAGCAACAGACTGAAATTATAAATGACATCAATAAAGAGCTAGAGCCAAAGACTTTCAATAACTTTGTTCCAAACTATAAGTCACTGGCAACAATAGCTAAGATGTTTAACACAAATTCCCCCAAGCAATCAGTAATGCTTGAATCAAAAATTGTTAAAGGAATGACTGAAACGATTGAGGCTCAAGCCCTTGAGACAATCGATTCACTTACTTTTACTACTTTTACGAAGAAGTTCAACGAAAAGTACGGAAACTCCTTATTAGAAGAGCAAAAGAATCTTCTAAACAATTACATTTCATCATTCTCCCACGATGATCTTGAGACCAAAATCTACCTCAACAGAGAACTTGGTAGATTAAAGCAGTCACTATCTGAGGCAGTCAGCGCAGAAGAAATTGCAAATGACCCTGAGATGATTCGCAAGACAAATGCCGTGAGAGAAAAGCTTGACAACTTATCGAAAGAAACAAGCTTAAACGAATCTACCCTGTTGACTATCTTAAAGACGCAGGAGTTAGTAAAGGAAATCTACGACGATGCCAGTAACAGTTAGAATTGTCCCAATCCCAGAACCAGTTAAGGTTACAATAAAGCCGAAATCACCCCCTCCTACTGTAACACTTGAGCTTGACATCCGTAAGTCGCTCAGTGGTGATCTCATGATCTTTGATCATAACGACCTAGACATTGTTCTTTCTGGCAAAGACAAAAAAATTACTGCATTTCCAAAGCAGACAATGACCGACTTCACCTACGGAGCACAGAATAGATTATTTGCACACCTAGCTCGTAAAGGCATTGTTATGCCAGAGTCAATCCAGGGTGGCTCTTATTATGGTGCCATGGAAGCACAGCTACAAGAAGTCGCAGATGGTAAGTTAAACGCTGCCAAATTTGCCCTTGTAAGCATCGAAAAGTTTATCAAAGAAGAGAAACCTTACTATGATAATGTTGAGACAATTGTAGCCGGCGTTGAAGATGAATACACTGACCCTGATAAGACCGATTCAACAGAACTCGGCGAAGTCCCGCAACGCGACGAACAGGGCTCCATTCGCCCTGGCTATGGTAGAGGAAACTCTTACACCATGTCTTACATGTACACAATCTAGGAGCCCGTTATGTCAAAAAAAATGAAAGTCATAATGGAAAGCTGGGACAAATTTGTTTTGCAAGAGGCTCCTCTTGAGACAGTCGGAGATCTAAGAAAGCTTATTAAAACTCATCGTGCAGCAGAGGCTGGCAAGGAATTGGGCAAGAAAGCTGCTGAAGCAGCAATAGAGCAAATCCCAGTTGTTAGCAACATCTTTTCGCTTTGGAAAGGCGCCCAAGATGCCAAAGAAATTGTAGGCAAGCTATACGGTGCTGAAGATTCTTTTAAATCAGCGACCGGCTTAGACAGGCTAAATGTCGATGATGATGTGTCTAGGATTGTAGATGATCCGATTGAGGTGGCATTTATCAATGATCTACTGAAAGCAATGGAAGATATGGATGATCTAGCCCCCATTCCAGATGTCAATGATGAGCTTCAAAAATACTTAGCTGACAAATTTAACAGCAATCAGGTCAAGAAGTAAATGGAACTTCTATTATTCGTCCTCATAGCCTACGGACTAACACAAATTTTAGTCTATAGCGACATGCCCGTAATAAAAAAACTAAGACCTCACAAGGAATCCTACAAGGGTTATGGCAAGGTTTTTCACTGCCCCATGTGCATGGGCTTTCACGTCGGTTGGTTTTTGCTCCTGCTTTCTCCTTGGACCGAACTATTTACGTTTGACGCCACAATAGTCAATGCTTTTCTATTTGGTTGTCTTTCATCTGCAACATCTTATGTTCTAAACATGGTGTTCTCAGATGAAGGAATTCAAATAAAGCATAATTACAAGCATGACAATTTTTTCACAGAGGAATAAAAAATGAAAATCACCAAAGAAACACTAAAGCAAATAATTAAAGAAGAGTTTGAGGCAATGCAAGGTGCAGAACTTGCAGAGGACGACGATCCCTACGGACAAAAAGGTGTCACACCATCCAATGTTACCCTTGAAATGACTAGAGACTTAAACAATGCTCTCTATAATTTTATTGTAGGTTATAAGAAAGATGGCTATGATGTCTTCAGAGTAGTCGAGATGGTTGACTCCATGGTAAAGCGCGCCGCCGAAATGGCAGAGAAGGCTTAATGAACAACTTTCTACTATCTAAATGGGGACTACAACCAGTACGTCGTTGCTGTAAGGGCTCCTAACTCGCGCGGGTAACGCCCGCCCAAAGGAATAAAAAAATGAAACTTATAATGGAAAACTGGAACAATTTTGTTAACGAGGAAGAGGAACTTGATGAGGGCTTTTTCGATCAGCTTACCAGCTATGCTAAAGGCAAATCTTCATCACCAAAGGACGCTGCTCCTCAAAATGTTGTCGCCGCTGGAGCGATGAAAAAAATTGAAAAGGCAATGCCTGCCTTGATTCAAAAACTGGAAAGATTAAAGGCTATTATTGATCAGGATACCGGCGCCGGAAAAAGCGGGCTGCTTGGGTCTACCCTCGATGATGAGATCAAGATGTTATCCGCGCTATCATCCAAGATGGGGATTAATGAGGGAATTCTAGATAGAGCCAAAGAGATTGGCTCCAACATCAAAGGAGCGGTAAAAGGCGCTATGGGTAGAAGGAAAGACGCAGTAACAAAAGCGATTTATGATGTTAGAAAAACGATAAACGCTATCTCAAAAATTGTTCCCGGTGGCGAGCAGGACTTGATCAGCGTTCTACAGAAAGTAAATGATAAGGTGGTCAAAATCCAGACGCACTACAGCAAGCAAGGCAGGAAGACTTATGGAAGCTCTTGAATCTACAGGAATATTAAAATGAAACTACTACGAGAATACTACGAACTATGTGAAGGTGGTGTCTGCCAAGACCTGCTTACCGAAGATGAGAAGCGTTTTGTCGCCTCCGGCGGCATGTATCTAACTGGCAAACTACAACAAGCCGACACTCAAAATGGTAATGGAAGAGTTTATCCCCTTGTGGTTCTCATGCGCGAGGTTGAGAACTACACAAAGCTTGTAAAAGAAAATAGAGCACTTGGGGAATTAGACCACCCAGATGATTCTGTTATTAATCTCAAAAATGCTTCTCACCTTGTTACATCTATTTGGATGGACGGAGACACTGTTATGGGCAAGGTAAAAGTCCTTGATACGCCATCTGGCAAAGTTCTCAAGTCTCTTGTAGAGTCAGGCGTTAAGCTTGGCATCTCTTCTCGCGGCATGGGTTCAGTAGAGAACAGAAACGGACAAACAATTGTTCAAGACGATTTTCAGCTTATCTGCTTCGACTTTGTTTCAGAGCCATCAACACCTGAAGCCTTTATGGTTAAAGAAGCAAAAGAGTTCAACAACAAAGTGTTTACGAAAGCAGATCGCATTAACAGATTACTCAACGAAGTATTGAAGGAACAATGAACAAATCACAACTCAAGAAGCTAATCAAGCCAGTCGTAAAAGAGTGCATCCAAGAAGTCCTCATAGAAGAGGGTCTTCTTACTGAGGTTGTGTCTCAAGTTACAGCCGGCTTAGCTAAGCAGCCAATTGTAGAAAACAAGCCAAAGAAAATAACCAACAACCTATTTAATGAAGACTTGCAAATGCAACGCAAGTCCCGAGAGGCGAACAAGAAACTACAAGAGCATCGCAGAAAGTTGCTAGACTCAATTGGTGAAGGTGCCTACAACGGCGTAGATTTGTTTGAGGGCACCGAGCCCATGAAAAACTCATCATCGCCCGGCGGCGCACACAGACCAGATGTCCTCGGCGACGATCCCAACGATGCAGGCGTAGATATCTCTTCCCTCATGGGACAAGCAGGCAAAGTTTGGCAAGCCATTAAATAGGAATAACAATGAGCAGAAGAAAGGGCGCTAACGTTGCTGTAAAGGCAAGAGAGTGTCGTGGGAACCACGACAAGATGATCCGCAAGTTTATCAAGAAGTGCAAAAAAGCCAAGATAATAGAGCAGATTAGAGATAGAAGATATTTTAAAAAACCTTCCGATGCAAAGCGCCACGCAAAGCAGGCAGCAATTCGCAGACAGAAGCGCGATGTTGCCAAGCAAAAGGCTAAAGAGGCACGCCGCGAAAGAAATAGTTGAGACTATTTATTTACGACTATGTAAAAACGGAGGTTTCTTATGTCTAACTTTATCAAGTCCTACCAAGCGAATGTAGGACTTAACCACACACCAGCTTATCAGGTCTCAGGACAGCCTTTCGCAAAGGGTGCGATTAACGCTGCTTCGTCAACCCAAACAGTTAATTTTCCTTATGTCACAAGATGGGTTGTGGTTAACAACAATAGCAGTACAGTTTTAAAAGTTGGCTTTTCTACAAGGGGCGTCGCTGCCACAGATTATTTTGATGTTTTACCCAACTCATCAAGCCCTAGACTAGAAGTAAAAGTAAGCCAAATTTTTCTTAATGGTGGCGCAGGAGCCACTGTCTCAGTTGTTGCCGGTCTAACTTCAATTCCATCTACTCGCGTTGACACTGCCCTCGGCACAAGTTGGTCAGGCTCTTCTGGGGTGGGCTGATAGATGGCTCAATTCGGATGGGCATATGTCAACTGTAGTGATCTTGTCGGCGCAGACGGAGGCATTCGCTATGTCTCTAGCTCTGCGGTTACGGCATCTTCAACTTTTACCTATGATGTGAACGCTGGCAGAGTAACTCTGTTGGGCAGCATGAACATTGTCGGAACCTTGACAGCTAGCTCTTTCGTTGTAGATCAGACCGATGTGGTTTCAGGTTCTACTATTTTTGGTAATAGCACCGACGACACTCACAAGATGACAGGTTCGCTTTCTGTGGGCGCTTCCGCAAGCGCACCAATTTTCAGAGTAGACCCATTTACGAGCCAATCAATCACGACCGGCTTCAAAGTCTCTTACTTGTCTGTTAGTGGATCTGGGTTAACTTCGTCAAACCTTAACTACATTATTGGCGTTACTGGATCCGGCACTATAGAGTTCAGAATTCACTCTGCCTCTGTGGCTGGCACTGGTGCCATTTTATTGGTGAAGGATGAGTCTCCTTCTAGGTCCGGTCCAATCACGCTCTCTGCCTCCAGCGGAGATAAAATTGATGGTGCCACATCTTATGAGATTTCTGGCTCTAGCCCTGCTATCTCACTTTACTCCAACGGCTCCAATTGGTTTGTATTCTAGAATAGGAGATTTGTAATGGCTTACAACGCTCTTACCGGAACAGTTATAGCAAACAAAGATCCGGTCTTTGCCCCAAGTTCAAACGGCGGATCTCACTCAAACGCTATTCATGGCGAGTTTCATGGCGAAGGCATGTACCTTCAAAATGTTGCTCGCGTAGTAGCAAACGACATAAATGATTATCTCGTTACCCTTGGCAATCAAGAACAAAGTTTGGTCGGAGAGCCAAATCTAAGATTTAATGGTTCTCGCCTTTATGTAAATGCGCCAGTAACTGCATCTGCATTACATCTTACTAATCTGCCTGATCTTGATAATCCCGATGCAACAGTGTTGCTGGCTATAGATGAAAACGGAAACGTTTTTAAAAGCAGCCCAACACCAACTAGTGGACCTCTCTATTCCATTCAGTTTGAGGGCAACAATAATGGCATCACTGGATCGTCTAGTTTTATTTTTAATCCACTATCATCCAGCCTCTATGTGTCTGGAGCTATCAGTGGTTCAACAATGCAGCTAAGTGGGCTTAGTCAAAGCCCGAACCCAGAAAACACAACATTGATTGCAATCGATGATGATGGTAATTTGTTTAAAAGCACCCCGACCCCATCGGTAGGACCAATCTATTCACTGCAATTTGAAAACGAAAACAACAGCGTGAGCGGATCTGATAAGTTTACTTATAACCCAGGCGCTAATCAGGTCAACCTAAGCGGCAATCTAATAATTTCAGGAAACATTACAGCCCACACGTTCGACATTATCCACACAGACATTGTTGAAATCGATGCCTCTGGTTCTACATTTTTTGGAAATAGTAACGATGATGTTCATGCTCGCACCGGGTCGCTTTCTATCCTGTCTTCATCTGCGGAGCAATTTGGCGTAGATGTAGAAAACAAGATTACAACAATCAACACGGGCATCGTTCTGAACAGAGTGGCGATCACCACCAATTACACAGCCAAAAAGTCAAATTACATTATAGGGGCAGACTCCACAAGTAATCCGATAACGGTAACACTACCCGACGCCAGCACCTTATCTAGTGGACATGCGTTTATTGTAAAAGACGAAGGGGGCGCCGCTTACGCAAATAACATAACGATTTCAGCGTCAGGATCACAAAAAATTAATAACTCAAATACAGCAGTTTTGGAAGTGCCCTATTCATCTATCCAACTTTATTGCAACGGCACCAGTGGATTCTTTATTTTCTAATTTCCACTAATGCCCTAAGTTCCTATTTATGAGTGCATAAGCAGGACTACGCTCCTGTTTATCTTACGACATTATAGGAGGATTTTATATGTCTAATTACGTTCCCGCAAAGGGTACTCAGGATCCACTCTGGAAGGGTGGTGGTCTTGAGGTTTCCGGTTCAGGCGTCTTGCGCGTTTCTGGTACTGGTACAAATGGTGAGGATATCCATCAGGATTTCCAAGATCACCTTGGTATTACTTCCGTTGAGACTCGTCTCTCTCTAGCAGAGGATGAGGAAGCTGCTGACATGCTCTCTCTCGACACTCGCATTTCTACTCTAGATTCAGAGCAGGATGCCGATCAAGCTTCTCTTGATCTTCGCATCTCTACTCTTGACTCTGAGCAGGACGCAGACCAAGCTTCTCTTGATCTCCGCGTCTCTAACGAAGAAGATGCCCGTGTTGCTGGCGATGCTTCACTCACAACCCGTCTTTCTGACGAAGAGGATGTTCGCGCTGCCGCAATCACCTCTAACGATGCTGCTCACGTCTCTATTGACACCCGCATCTCTACTCTCGACTCCGAGCAAGACGCTGATCAGGTTTCACTTGACGCACGTATCTCCGCTCTAGACTCTGAGCAAGATGCTGAGCAGGCTTCTATCGACACCCGCATTAGCGCACTTGACTCTGAGCAAGATGCTGAGCAGGTTTCTACAGATGCCCGCGTTGGCGACCTTGAGAGCAACTTCTCTGCTGAGGTCTCTACCACCAACTCTGAGATGACTTCAATGCAGACTCGCGTCTCCAACGAAGAAGATGCTCGCGTTGCTGGTGATGCTTCCCTCACAACACGCCTAAGCTCTGAAGAGTCTCTAGCTCTCGCTGAGTTTGCTTCTGTTGACCTCCGTGTCTCTGCCCTCGACAGCGAGCAGGATGCCGATCAGGCTTCTCTCGATGTAAGAGTTGGCGCTGAAGAAAACGCTCGTGTTGCTGCTGATGCTTCACTCACAACTCGTGTTAGCGATGAAGAGGACAACCGTGCTGCTGCAATCACTGCTGAAGCTTCTAGCCGTCTCTCTGGCGATGCTTCTGTAGGGGTCGTCATGGCTGCTGCTGATGCCTCTCTCAAGTCACTCTACGAGGCTGCCGATGTTTCTCTCACAACTCGTGTTAGCAACGAAGAAGACAACCGTGCTGCTGCAATCACAGCCGAAGCTTCTAGTCGCCTCTCTGGTGATGTTTCTGTCAAGGCTCTCCTTGATGCTGAGATCGCTGCTACCAACACTGACGTTGGCTCCCTAGACACCCGCGTTGGCAATGAAGAAGGCGCTCGCGCCGCCGCTGACTCCTCTCTACAGGTTCGCTTCTCTGACGCTGACTCTGTTGAGATTTCTGTCCGCGCTTCTGCTGACGCTTCTATCGTCGCTATGCACGAAGCTGATGAGGCTTCTATCAACACCCGCATTGGTAACGAAGAAGGCGCCCGCGCTACTGCTGATGGTTCTCTAACCACACGCCTAAGCGCTCAGGAGTCTAAGGAAGTTGCTGATGTTGGCTCTATCGACACCCGCGTTAGCGCTCTCGATTCAGAGCAAGACGCCGATCAGGTCTCCATTGATTCACGCATTGGCGATCTAGAAGGCAACTTCTCCGCTGAAGTTTCTGTCACTAACTCTGAGGTCGCTTCTGTCGATGTCCGTGTTTCTGCACTAGATTCTGAGCAAGATGCTGACCAAGCTTCACTTGACCTTCGCGTTTCTAACGAAGAAGACTCTCGTGTTGCTGCTGATGCTTCTTTGACAACGCGCCTATCTTCTGAAGAGTCTCTAGCACTTGCTGAGTTCGCTTCTGTAGACCTTCGCGTTTCTGCTCTAGATTCTGAGCAAGATGCTGATCAGGCTTCTCTTGACACCCGCGTTGGTAATGAAGAAGGCGCTCGCGCCGCTGCCGATACTTCTATCGTAGCTCGCTTCTCTGACGCTGATTCTGCTGAGGTCTCTGCGCGTCTCTCCGGTGACGCTTCTGTCAAGGCTCTTCTTGACGCTGAGATTGCTGCAACCAACACTGACGTTGGCTCTCTTGACACCCGCGTTGGTGATGAAGAGAACGCCCGCACCGTGGCTGATGCTTCACTCACTACACGTCTATCTTCTGAAGAGTCCCTAGCTCTCGCTGAGTTCGCTTCTGTTGACGTTCGCGTCTCCGCACTTGATAGTGAGCAGGATGCTGATCAGGCTTCACTTGACCTCCGCGTTTCTAACGAAGAGGACAACCGTGTCGCTGCTGACGGTTCTCTAACCACTCGCCTATCTACCGCTGAGTCTATGGTTGCTTCTTCTGATGCTTCCCTAGCTGTTGTAGACGGTTCTCTAGAGGTCCGCATTAGCTCACAAGAGTCCAAGGAAGTAGCTGACGTTGGTTCTCTCGATTCTCGTGTTTCTGCACTTGACTCTGAGCAGGACGCCGAGCAGGCTTCTCTAGACACCCGCATTAGCACACTTGACTCTGAGCAAGACGCTGATCAGGTCTCTATTGATTCACGCATCGGTGACCTAGAGGGCAACTTCTCTGCTGAGGTTTCTACCACTAACTCCGAGGTGTCTTCTGTTGACGTTCGCGTCACAGCACTCGATAGTGAGCAGGATGCCGATCAGGCTTCACTTGACCTCCGCGTTTCTAATGAAGAAGACGCTCGTTCTGCTGCTGATACTTCTCTCACCTCACGTCTAAGTGTTGAAGAGTCTGCTCGTGCATCTGCCGACAGTGCCCTTCTCGCAGAGATGAAGGATATTGAGCGTATCGCTGGCGCGACACTTGGCGCTTCTAACAAGCACCACATCGTTGCTAACGCTTCTGGTCAGACCTTCACTCTACCTGCTGCTCCAAGCGAGGGTGATTTCTGGTTCATCAAGAACCACGACGGTGTTGACGCTACCTGCATTATTGCTGGTAACGGTAACATGATCGACGGTCAGGCTAGCATCACTCTAGACGTTCCAAACGTTGCCATCAAGGTCGTTTACGACTCTGCTACCGGCGGCTGGTTCATCTTCTGATAACTGCTTAGTGTAACTCTAAGGGGGCACCTTTTCGAAGGTGCCCCCTTTTCGTTTTGTTGGTTCTCAAACAGATTCGTGCTACTATTTATCATTGCTTACGCTGGAGGGCAAAAAATGAAAATAAGCAAGAATGTTAAAATTGGCATTACAAGCAAATGTGATGAAAACCTATTTGGGAATGGACTGAACCAAAATGTCTGGTTTCTTTATAGACTATTACAGGGCGCTGGATACGACGTAAATCTAGTGTCCGAATCAAGCAAGCATTATGGCAAGAAACTAATAACCCATAACATTCAACAACTGACTGCTGAAAACATCAAAGAGTACGACATGATCATGGAGTGTGCTTTTGCTCTTGAGCACAAAGCCTCTGAAGCTCTATTAAGATCGGGAGGCGTGCGAATTGGAATTCAATATGGCAATCGACTCCTGATCGATTTAGAAAACATGTTGTTTAAACCAGAGAATAGTGGAATTGGAAAAAAAGACATTCATGAAATCTGGTGTTCTCCGCACTTTGAATTCTCAATCCCAGCCCTTGAAATCTTAGAAAAAACAGAGATGCATGTATGCCCCTATGTGTGGAGCCCTGATGTTGTTACTCACACTTACATAAATCACAAGGTTGATCCGTTCTTCAATCCATCGACTAACATAAACAACATTTCTTTCTTTGAACCCAACTTAAACATTGTCAAGTCTTGCATGATTCCATGCATTATAGTCGAAGATCTCTACAATAGAAGACCAGAATTAGTAGGAGATGTCTATAATTTCGGCGCCCTTAAGCTTGAAAAGCATAAAACTTTTCTTACGATGTTGAGCAAGCTAAACATTAAGAAAGATAAGAAAATTTCTTTTGAAGGTCGCTATAAGTTAGTGTGGGCTCTTCATAAGCAATTCGCAGGCACAATTGTCAGCCATCATTGGATGAATGGTTTGAACTACTTACAGCTTGAGGCAATGTATTTTGGAACACCGATTGTCCACAACTCAGAGTTCTTCAAAGAACATGGCTATTACTATCCAGAATGGGATGCGAAAAAGGGTTCTGCCCAGCTTCAACGTGCCATTGAAACTCATAAAGGAGTCTATCTCAAAGAACGTGAAAGAGATAGGGAAAAACTGTGGCAATTTCATCCCGACAACCCTAAGAACATCCTGGGTTATTCTGAGTTAATCGAGAATGCTCTCGCAAAGCATTTGAAGAAATAAATAAACAAAACTATTTATTGTGAAAAAGGGGCATAGATGGCTTATAACATTTTAAAAGATGATGTAGAGTTCAGTGGCGTAAACCTGGGCAACATCGAAGACATGATTAACGATCATGCAAATCAGTCAGTCGGCGGCGTCAAGACGTTCACCAGCACAGTCACAGCTTCAGCAGGCGTCTCTGCCTCCGTCTATTACGGCAACGGTGCTAATTTATCTGGAATCTCAGTTACGCCGGGCGGCGTTGATAGATCCATCCAGTTTCATACAGCTAGCGCTCTGTCTGGCAACGCTAATTTTATTTTTGATGGCTCCAACGTTACCCTTACAGGAGAGCTTTCAGCATCGTTTATTTCGGGCTCTGGCGCGAACATTTTCAACCTGTCCCCTTCTAACATAAGTGGAGTTTTGAATGCTAACAAGATAAATCTTGGTCAAGGTCTTGAAGACAGTTCCAACGCTGTTAGAGTCAAGTTGGACTCAACGCCCGGAATTGCCAGGAGTAATAGCGGAATCAAAATCGATGTTGACTCGCTATCCTCTGCTGGTTCTTTGGCAGATTCTGACATTCTTTTGGTGGACAAATCAGGTAATAAAAAAACTACAGCCGTTGCAATCTACAATTATGTAAACGGGAAATTGTCAATCCCAACAGTCGCCGGCTCTAACACTCAAATCCAAATTAATGATTCTGGAGATCTTGGGGCAAGCGCTAATTTAACATTCAATTCAACTTCTAACACCCTCGCCACCACAACGATTTCGTGTTCTGCAAACATATCGGCTTCTGCATTTATTGGGGATGGCTCACAACTACAAAACGTAGGCGGGCAAAGCTCCTATAACAGCTTTACAGGCAATTACACCGTAGCCTCTAACCATGATCTTATGGGGATTATCACAACTGGCTCTGCAATCACTGCATCACTACCAGCAGCATCCACTTTCAGTGCAGGAAGAAGATTCACCTTTAAAGATGTCAGTGGCAGTTGCTCTGGTTCAAATCACATTGTCATTAGTGCAAGCGCTTACACCTCAGCCGGTAACCGAATTGACGGACAAGGAATCGTAAAAATTCAATCCGGCTTTGGTGCTATTACGATTGCTTCTGACGGCGTTGCAAGCTACTTTATAGTGAGCACAAGTTAATGGCTTCTTTAGTCTCAGGCTCTAATCAATGGACTCTAGTGACAGATGTGACAGATTTTTCTTCTGTAGCAACCGCCTATGTGGATCTGACCGACACATCTACTTGGACGCAGGTTGATGTAAACTCTGACATTAAAACTTTGGCAGCCAGTGGAAGTAACTTTAATAGAATCACAATGAACGCAATGACCGGCAGCACCAATAATTGTTGGATTGCTGGCTCTACTTGCGATGCACCTAGGTGGCACACACCTCTTTTCACAACGGACGGCACAGGGCAGAATGTTCGACTTACTAGCAACGACACATTTCTTCTTGCAATAAAGTTGGAACGTGGCACTATCACCGACTCTTGGAATGCGAATGTTGTTGCTGGAGTTTGCGCAGATCCTACCTCCCAAACTCTCAACACCATAGATGGCTGTGGTGCATCGTTTATTAATACTGCCACGGCGGTTCCTGATTATGGAGTTTGGACTGGGAATAGCTCACAGCATGCTGGAGATAACGACGCTGCGGGTTGTTTTGTAGGATGCATCATGGCGTCGGGACTTGCCCAGTCAACATCAGTTGTCTTTGAGTCAGACGGAACGTTCAACAATAGAGCCAGCAAAAATAACACAAAAAATGCCATGAGCGCAGATATAGACCTATTTTTCATAGTCGGCGTTGGCACTAGAGGCACTGGCGATGCTGTTTTGGAAGATGAAGACACATCATTTAGAATACAATACAAGGCTATAAAACTTAGCCCACTAGCATAAGGAGAAGTCATGAGTAGCAAAATAGATTATCAACAGGTTAGCCTAAACTCAGTTTCGGGATTAGACACAGATGGCAACCCATTTGTTGAAGAATGCTACATCATCCCTCTTATCATTCCACTATCTGAAGTAGCTTCTCTATTAAGTGGCTACGACGAAACAGATGCAAGTAGTCCAAATATAGAAACAAGTCGCTCTTTAGCTCGCTTAGTTCTTGCCGCTCTAGAGGCGAAAGTAGACGAAGGGTAGGGTCTGTTGGCGTTTATGAGCCCTCGACAACAAACTACCTGCTTTTAGTTCAATTACATACTATTTAATTTGAAAAACCATTATTATAGGAGTTTTTGTTTATGTCCTCACTATTAGAGCAAGCAATCGTAGACGCCAAGGCGTTGAAAGAAGC